ATCAACAACACGATCAAGGTCATCAAGCGCCGCGCTTACGGGTACCGCGACGAGCAATACTTCTTCCTCAAGATCCGCGCCGCGTTCCCCGGGATTCAGCGATGAACCATATTTTTCCCGTTACTTCCCCGACTGCCGCGTCGTCTCGGCCAGTCGAGCCGATCGACGAAAATCAATACTCGAAACGGTCGACTTCAGAAAGAAATATCCGGCAACGCCGCATGCCGGATCGCTTCTCGATTGAAGTCGCATGGCCTTTCTTTATTCAGTGCATCTCCGCCATCTTCGTCGCTTCGACACGCACGCCGAAACCCATTGCGAATTCTCGAACTCATTCTGTTTTGGCGCTCGACGGAGACTATTACCTCTCTCTCGTCAGAACAAATGGTATTAATTTATCCAACCCATCATTCGATAGGATCCGACATCATCGATCACAAAACCGTCAACGTAAACGGCGCATCATGCAAATATTTCGTTCCGGCCAAAAAATTAATCATTGAATAGTGCGGCAGCGCGTTTTGTTTGCCGCGCATCAATCACACTCGACAATTCGCGCACGACATGCCGTGCAAGAATCGTGCATGACGATGTCAGTGCCGATCCGCAAGCGCGATACGTCGTTTGAAAATCTCGCGTTGCGCGGATACGTGGCGGCCGCCTCGACGCATCGAGTGGAGATGCACGGACTAAGCCAGGCGAGCCGCGTCGCGCCGATCACGAGCAGGATGGGTCAGTACCGAATTTCGATATCGCTCGCCTCGACGGCCGACGCACCGCGGCATGGGCCGCAAAGCCATCGACAACGGGCTTGACACGTGCGAATCGCGACCGAATCGACACATTGGCCGTCCGGCCAGCTTCGCGCGCCGTCCCGACAAGGTAAACTCTCACCCAATTCCGTATACGCAGACAGATATCCGCACGATGGCCACCCAAATCGACGCCTCCTCCGAAGCAGCAGCGGCTACGGCCGCCGCGCAGCACACGCCGATGATGCAGAGGTCTTTTTGCCATATCTGACAAGGCATTGATCGAAAAGCTACGCCAAGACCTACGCTTGCCCTTTTAAGACTGGCCGTTTCCGCCCCATATCGGACCGTCACAAGGCAGAAGTGAACGCCGCAAAGCCGACCGTTCGAACGACAATCCTGCGCTGTGAACACCGGCGATGATGAATGCCATGCGTGTTGACGCGTTCCACGACGCAAGAGATCAGAGTAGGCTGTCGAGCCGGCATACCAGATTTTCACCCGACTTTCTTTGTGTAGTGCTGGTCGAAGACCTGCAGAATATTCGCATTGAAATAAGGTTTTCTCGGACCAACCTTGTTCTCAAGGTCAAGATACCGAACCTTCGCGTACTTTTCGTCGTCGAGCAAAGGCTTACGCAGAGCGTGGAACTGATTGTTCATCTTGAAGTCGCTATAGCGAACGGCCATGCGCTTGCACAGTTCACCATAGGTCCAAGGGTACTTCTCCTTGATATCTTGCTCCGCAAGCTGCACCTTGATGGCGTCGGCGTCCTTGGAGACTTGAACCTTGGACGCGTTTGCGAGGGCGCTCTTCTCCAGTTTTACTTGTAGGCGGATGGCTACGGCATAGTCGCCTTCACCGTCACCAACTTCCTGTGCCAGTGTTTTGAGATGTTCAATAAGGCGGGACTCATCGGCAGATACCACCACGGCGCCGGCATCCTGGGCAGGAGTCACGAACGATAACGGCAATACCAGGTTCAAAATGCCCCCAAAGTCCTTTCTGAACCAACCCTTCGCCAGAAGTATGAAGTTTCGAACGCACGCTGCGGCCAACTCTTGAGCTTGGCGTGCGAGCGTTGCGCTGGCGGTGATGAAGTGAACTGAGTTGTCCCGGATTTCAACGAGTGCGTCGAGGTTCGCCTTTACCTCTTTGGGCAGCTTCGACGCTGGCGTCTCTGCAAGACGCGCTATGCAGCCACCCAATGTGATGGATTGTGGGTTGCCCGCACGGTTGCGCTTTAAAAACTTCTTCTGCGATTTAAGGCCCGCCTTGGTTAGACGCGTCTCGTAAACCCTAAGGGACGCGATGGCATTGTTGGCATCCTTCAGGACCTTGGCCTTGAGCAGCAGTTCCCATGCATTCAGAGCTAGGATGGCGAACGTTTCTTCCCGGTACAAGAACGCGGGCTTGTTGTAGACTTCGACGGCCGCGGTGATTGCGGCAACGGCTTTATCAACGAAACGCTGGTGGAGTGGCGGACGCACGGCAGTCTCCTTTCGCACAGACCTTACAGTACGGTTTTGTGAGCAACACTGAAGCTGCTACCACCGAGCGAACTAGCGCATATGGATTGCCGTGCGGCAAAGCTGCCGTTAGCAAGAGGCCGTGTCTGGCTGGTTCCCGCCCCCGTCAGTTTCCCCACTTCGCAGCGCCAGCTGCCGGCCAGTCTCGCATTTTTCCGGCCTTACTGGCCATCTATTTCCAATTTGTCCAAGAACTTGATTAGGACATTTGCAGTCTGAGCCACCGCGGCGAAATACTTTTCGATCTTGGCAGGCGAGATGGCGAGTTTCGTGCCGATGGACTCGGAACAACCAGTTTGTTGACGATAGCGGGCGTCGATGACGCCGCCGCGATGTGCGATCAGGTGGCGCGCTTGATTCAAGTGCCATAGAGAGTCGTCACCTAGTACTTGAGCGACACTGGAATCGCCCGCCAGTGCCTTGTATGCGGTACGGATGATGCGGAGATCACTAAAATCCCTCGCCCCAAGCAGAACGTCACCCATTTTCCGCGACAAGTCAAACTGGGCGCTTATCAAGTCGTCGATGGAAAATCGGGGTAACTCGAATGCTTTTTTGGCGGCCGGATCGTCGAGTAGTTTCTGCGCGAGACGTGGTTCCCCGTTGATCTTTATCGCAAGTCCGTCCCTCGCAATAATTTCGAGCGCTGACCAAATCCCCAATATCGCCTGATACAGAAGTTGCCGCGCGGTGTCCGATCCGGCGGGCGTATTGAGGAAGTCCACGAGCGTCCGAGATAGGTCGGCGATAATCGCATCCAGTCCGATGTCCGATGATGCAAATTCAGCGAACCTTTCTTTCGCTCGCGCATCGGCCGCCGCGTTGCGTTCGGCGTCCGAGGTTGACGGGTGGTCGTCTTTTAGCGACCGGATTCTCTCCGCGAGAGTTAGTCGTTGCAGGTGGAGTGCAGAAGCCTTGGAGTGTGCAAGACTGTACGGAAGAGTCGCGGCTGAATATGCGGAGCGCAAATTGTCGCAAAACGTCGAGACCGTCGTGACGAATGGGTCGGAGATCGTGCCTCGGAGAGTAAGAATTTCCTGAGCCGTCTCCTCAAAATCGAATGGAACGAGGAAGGCCTCACCCATGTTTAAAGCCAGCTTTATCGTATCCGGCGATTTTATTGTTCCCATCGATTCTCCAATCGGCGCTACGCTCTAGAAAGCTTGCAGATTTAAGTATTCGGTGCGACGCAGAGCATACCGCAAACTCTCGACGCCCCTTAAATGACCTCATTCGGTCAGGCCTTCGGTCGGCCGCTTTTGGCCGGCAGCCAGTCGCAATTTCAGGCAACTGGCCGGAAAGGGAACCTCCTGCCCGCACGTCCGGGCCGCAGGCAAACCCAGACATACGCCTCCGCCTCGGTCAGATAGCCCAAGGCGCATACGGCCGCAGCGCATCAACCGTCTGCACGAGTCCTTGGCTGGCCATCGTGTCGAGATAGTCTTCCACCGCTTTCGGCGGATTCTTCATCGACTTGCGATGTCGCGCGACCGCCTCCATCACCTTGTGCTTGTTCAAGTCCCACAAGTCGACGATGAAATCGTCAGGATGTTGAGCCGACACGTTGTACTTTGCGACCCGCTCCTTCGGGAAATCCTTGATGTTCATCGTGACGATGAGTTCCGCCCCAGCATACATGGCAGCAGCGACGACATGACGGTCGTCAGGGTCGGGCAGCTCGATCACCTGGATCAAATGCTCGAAGTTTTCAACTTTCGCGTCGCGAACATGCATGTCCATCAGTTCCCGCGTGCGCTGGATCGCCTCGGGTTTCAGGTCGGTCCGCTTCGCGAGCAAATTCCTTGTCCACTCGTCATGAATCATATCGGTCCAACGCGCGCGGTACAGGTCCGTCAGCGCGAGATGCATCAACAAGTCGCGCAACGGAGCCGGATATAGGACGCACGCATCGTAGACAACGGTAAAGTTCGACGACATCCAATCAATATCCCATTCCAAGTTCCTGCGCCTGAGCCGTCAGTTCAGCCAGCGCGTCGAGACGGTTCGCATCGATCTTGTTTTTGTACTGAATCAGATCCAGATACATCACCCGTCGATGCGTATTTACCTTCCGGAATGGGATCTCTCCCTGCTCAAGAAGTTGAACTAGGTACGGACGCGAGACATTCAGAAGGTCGGCGGCTTGCTGGGTCGTCAATTCGGCATGGATTGGAATGATCGACACCGCGTTGCCGTTTCCGATCTGATGGAGGATCTCGTCTAGCAGCCTTAACGCCGAGGTCGGAAGCGTGACTGTATGCGTCTCCCCTTTTTCGTCCTTGAAATCAAACTGCTGAGTCTCGGCGTGGCTGTTCACGACCGTGACCAAATTCCGCCGCGACTCGCGCGCGAGCTCGGCCTCGTGTTCGGACGGGAGGGCCGCAGGAGTGACAGTGGTGTTCATGATCTATCTCGGTGATGTCAAGCAGAGTGTCGATATCATAAATCGAAATATTCGAAACAGCAACCAATTCGAAATATTCGAAACGGAAGGTAGGCACCCCATATTCGCCGCCCATAAAAAGGGAACGAACGCGCAGCCGACCGCGCCGCGACCCGATGACGATGCACGGGCTGCACTCTTCCAACACTTCTGCAAGGAACAAGAACTGACCGAATGGCTAAGATCGCACCGGCGCACAAGGGCCACTGATAAACTCGCGCGTCCAAAGTAACTTTCCGCCGGACCCATGAAAACTCTGCCGTCGACCGGCGTCCTCGCCGGCCATACGCCAGTGATGCAGAGGTCTCTTCTACCCATCTGACAAGGCATTGATCGGAAAGCTACATCAAAACCTACGCCCCCTTCGGATCGGCTGCTTCCGACCCACAGCTGACGTTCGACCTGATGGTAGATTAACGGCAGATCCCAAACTGCAGCGACTGGGGCGGCCTAATTGTATTTACGGCAATTCGATGGATCTTTTACGACGGCAAAAGCATATTTTTTAGATTTTTCATTAAACAGGGCGCGCTTATATAAGCTTGTCTATCACTGATGTGTATTTTGCACATAGTGTCGAAAAGAATGCTGGCGCCACGTACCTAATGTAATTCAGATGCCCCTTTAGCTTTGGCAAATCTTCGGGCCGCAAGCACTTTTTCGCGTGCAACGAAAGCATCAAACGTATTTTGTCCTTGTACTCCCGTGTTATTGTGATATGACTATCGCTGCAAACTCGCAAGCCGGTCACAATCGCACTCCCGCCTGAGCTGCTTGAAAAAATAGTCTTATTTTCATTAATTGACAGCAATGGCGATGCCCATGTTTTTACCAGTTCGCGAAGCAGCTCAACGAATTTTGCGCACCCCCCTTTTTTATCAGTAGAAAACACAATATCATCCGCATACCTTGTAACCTTGGCATTTCCCAGATCCCCACCATTTGCCGCGACCATGCCTTCCATGCGAACATCGAATTCAAACATAACGGCATTCGATATGGTTGGCGAAGATATGTAACCTATTGGAAGTCTGAGGTTGGAGTCAAAGCAAATTCGCTGTATAAAATTTCCGGCATCAGCATATTCGCTGAAAAAATATCCTAGATTTTTTGATTTTCCCAACGCAAATGAAAAATCCGCGTAGCGAATTGAAGGAAAGAAATTTGAGAAATCGACTCGAACAAAAAATCTAGACTTAGCATGTGCCTGGGCATTTGTTAATATCGAGCGCCCACGGCGAAACGCCATTGCAGAGTCATGAACTTCCATTTTTTCGAAAAAACGCAAAACCAGCCAGCGTTGCAATATCTCCAACTCGGCAGATGGCCGGGAAATAATTCTAAATTTCCCGGGAGTGGATTTTTCTATTCGCAATGTTTTAACTCTACTTGGCCCTTGTCGAACTACGTCATTGACCCAGCTTTCCGGTACGCAGCACTCAGCAGCCGCAAGAGTGGCTAAGCTAGACATGGATGAGACGGTCCCCATTATATTTCAGGTGGAATCGACGGAATGCAGGAATCAGATCTTTACCAATGCTGTCGAAATTGATAAATGTCTCGGGCGTTGCCGCGAGATACGCATGTTCTTTTCCAGCATCTATCGTTGTAATAAGTTCGGCAGCGTGGAGAATTGCCCTAAGCGACTTGATTTCGTCAAAGGGTTGATCGCCAAACAAGAGTTTATATATTTCTATGGTTTCAGCATGCGTAATCGGGCCGCAAAGATAAATGATGTCATGTAAAAAAAACAGTGACGCTTGACTTTCCACGCTGGGCAAACATGCCTCGACATCCAGGGAGGCACGTACATGTCGATGACCGAGGTGCTTAAGTATCGGTGACAGTGTTAGGCCAATGCCATCCCGCACAGTAATTCCGTCTGCCAGCATCGGATACCAGATAACGCGGTCTTCTGCTATGTCCTCTTTAATTGCCTGAAGTGGCCCCAGATTGATGAATGATTTCTGAGACTCGTAATTTTTATCATTAATTACTATTAATTTGGAGCGCAGACTCTCTGCCGCGAAAGCGCCTAATTCGCAAAAAGAGCTATAACTTTCCAGCACGATAAGAATCCAGTCAGCTATGCGTGAAATCTGACACTCAATGTCGAGGAGATTTTTTGTTTTGCCGTGCTTGGCGAGCTCATCCATAACGCGTTCCGCGTATACGATGCGCGCATGAGGAAGAGCATTCTCGATCGATCTCTTAAGGTACCGTCTTCGTTCGGACGGAACCATCTCAGCCCGATTGGCTCCGCAAAGAAAGATAAAAGAAAAATCTCTTTTAATAGAAAAACGGCCCGATTGAAGGGCCGTTGCAAAGCGTTGCAGAGTGACTCTCAGCCGGGGGCGAGATAAGTCTAAGTATTTTTTTAGCATGCCTACATAATGCAACGAGGAATACGGAGACGGGTTTTCGTCGACCGGCGAAAATACGTCTCCGTATTCCTCGTCGATGACTAAAAATCCAAGGCGGATAGTGACTCACTACCCGATTCGACTCGCGTCGAATGATGCTAGGCGAAGATGATTTTATGTATTTCGCCTCTCCTGTCAAGACTTATCTGATGGATAGATCAATACACGTCCAGTTGCTGCTGCTCTTGGTATTGCGAGCTTGTGTACTCTGATTCGGCAAATGCGTGGTGAAGATGGGCGTGCGACCGAGAGCCTCGACCAATGGCCGGGAAAGTTTTAGAGCTGGACGAGGGGCTGCAATTTTGATAAGGCGGCCCTTCAAATGACCAAATATGTCACCGGACGACGAGCCAAAATTGGCCGTAATGAGACAGCACCGGAGAATCTGCGGCCCCGGATATCCGCCCTGCTCTTCAAATAATAAGAAGCCTTGTTCAGCAACGCCTCCATTTTTTACTCTAGCACAACCGACAGAACTGACAGGTGTCGCGACTACACAACCGTAACAGTCGCCCGCCGGGCGCGCTCGATGGTAAATTTGCACGCCAATTTCCATGAGAGGGGTCAGTGGTCAAGCGCGCGATCATCTGCGTCGGCGACACGACGACACACGGCGGCAAGGTGCTCGAAGGCGCCCCGACGTTCACGCTCAACGGACGCAATGTGGCCGGCGTCGGCCACCAGGTACTTTGCCCTCGCTGCAAGGGCATTTTCCCGATCCTTCCCGACTTGCTCGGCCGCCGCTACCCGCACACGATCGGCGAGCGCGACACCGCCGTCGAGGGCATGCGAACGGCCTGCGGCGCGGAGTTGATCGCATCGCAGGGAACCGGAACGATCGACGACGTCGGCGCGGGCGAACGCGGGGACGGCGGCTCGCCCGGCGGATCGGCAGCCGCGGCGGCGGCCGTCGCCCCTTCCCCCACGCTCTGCCTCGAATGCCTGAAGGCGGCGGCCAAGAACGCCGCGACGATGGTCGCACGCGGATGATGACGCCGCCGAATATCGAAGCGCGTTTCGAGATGCGCCGCCAGCAGATCACGCTGCCCGCGCGGCTCTTCGCGATGGTCGACGCGCTGCTCTTCGCCGAAGCGTCCGACGCCCCGCCGCTGCGGCGCGCGAACTATTCGATCGCGCTGTTCGACCGCACGCCGGACGCGTCGCTCGCCGAGCATGGCCCGTGGCTGATCGATTACGCGCTCGCGCCGGGGCCGATCCGGCGCGTGCTCGCCGAGCTCGCGGCCGGGCCGGTCGGTATGTCGTGGCTGATCAGCGCGTATCCGTTCGAGCGGCTAGCCGCCGAGTTGCGCGAGCACCTCGACGTGCGGTTGCCGGACGGCCGCACCGCGCTGCTCCGGTTCTACGACGCGCGCATCATGCCCGACATCGCGCGCGTGATGAGCGACGCGCAGCGCTCGCAATTCTTCGTCGCGACGTACGACTGGCTCGTCGAGATCGACGGGCGGCTGACCGGAGTGCATCCGCATGCTTGAACTGAGCGCAGAACAGGTGGCCGGACTGGCGCAGATCGACGAGCGCGGCTTCGTCGAGCGCGTTCGGCAGGATCTCGTGAAGGAGAATCCGGCATTTGCCGATGACGGCGGCTTGTCGTCCCGCCTATGGACCGCGTATCGCGCCGCACGCGCGCTCGGCATCGAGCGGGACGAGAACGTTGCCGCGTTCCTGAGGCTCGAGGCGTACGCGCCGGGCTTCTACGAGAAGCCCGCGACGAAGGCTTGGCTCATGCGCCCCGGCCGCTCGGCCGACGCGCGCTTCCATGACTATCTACGCGTCATCAAATGGCGTATCGAACATCCGGACGGAGGGCTGGAACATGGCGGGATTGGTATTTCCGGTAATAGAAGCGGCGGCGGTGGAGCTTGGGCCGATCTTGGCGCGCGTTGGCGTCGCCTTGTTGGGCGGCGCGACGGTGGCGGGAACGGCGAGTCTGTCGGGTGACACGCCGAAGGAAGACAGCAAGGCGACGCCCGATGTGCGAGCACTGCCGCGCACCGGCGAAAGCTGCAAGAAATGCCCGCCAGAGGGTGGAGCGAAAATTCGCCGCAATCACGGCGTCAACTGGCCATCCTATCGCTATCAGGCCCGCATTACGGGATTCGCATTCGACGTAGAGTATTGCCGTTGGAGCGACGAGTGGCAGTGGCTTGGGATCGATTTCGACGGTTTCAAGCCGGACGAGTGCTTGCTGCAAGAAACCAAGGGCAACTACGATCAGTTCATCGATACCGACGGCCGACCGAAGCGCTTCTTCGCGGGTTTCTTCGATATGAGCGAGCAGATTTTGAATCAATCGATCGTCGTCAATTCGAATCCGCCGGCGCGGCTAATGTGGTACTTCGCAACTCCGAAGGCACGCACATACATGCTGCCGACGCTGACCAGCGCCCGCGTGCAATCTGTCTATCAACCATGACGACGAACATGCAAATTGTCACCCTGTTTCGCGATGCCCCCGATTTTGCCGAGCCAGGCAATTTCGAGGCGCATCTTGTACGGTTGTGGTCCGTTATCGAGGCACTATCGGGCAAAGACGACCGACTCGGCCAGTGGTACTTGACGGGACCTACCGAGGAAGAAGCACTGCTCTACCCCGCCTTCGAAGCCTCGGGCGCACCGTCGACCGCACTGCTGGCGGTACTCAAAACCAAGTATCAAGGCAAACGGAATCGCGCAAAGGTAGTCGGGTTATGGAACGGGCATAACAACCCGACCGATGGCGCGACGTTGAAGCTCTCTATCGATACCGGCCCGCTACCGTCCGAGGTAGCAATCGATCCGCCCAAGCCACGTGACGCGGAAACCGGACTGGCACCGCTCGCAGCCATTCAGGGCATCGTTTCTTTGCTGGTAGCAACCTACGCCCCCGCCGTCGTCTCGGTCGCACCGATGGATTATTTCGAAAAGAAGGTGTTCGACGACAAGCCCGGCGTCGGCTGGATGCTCTACTTGCCGAAGGTCATTACGCAACAGCAGGTTCCGGAGGCCCGAGCGCTGATTCCCGTACCCGCCAAAGGCAAGCAAACCGGCACGATCATCGCCAGCGTCACGGACGCCCCGTTCTCGGTCGACAACCCCGAGCACGTCGCGATCGCGAACCGCATCGAGATTCGGCTCGTCGATCAAGACCTGCTTCCCGCCTACGCCGAGATCTGAACAAGCCGGCGCGATTACCGCGCCGGCAGCACGCGTCAAAACAACCCGGCCGGTTCCGCCGCATCGTCCCAGCTAAAAATAATCAGCTCGCAACGCTCGACGCCCTTCCCGCCGCCTATCGTGTACTGAATCGGCACGCTGTCGATGTGGAAGCCGGCGAACACGCGCCGGATCTCCGGATGGTCGTTGAGGCTAACGATCGCGCGCCCCTTGATCGATCGAAGCCGCTCGGCCATCTTCTCGTATTCCTCGAATGGAAACGCAACGCCGTACCCTTCCGTCTCGAAATACGGCGGATCGAGGTAGAACAGCGTGTGCGGCCGGTCGTAACGATCGATGCAGGTCGCCCAATCGAGCCGCTCGATGTACGCGTTCGCGAGCCGGATGTGCGCCGCCGATAGCTCTTCCTCGATGCGCAGCAGGTTCAACCCAGGCGGATGCTCCGTCCGCGTCCCGAACGTCTGCCCTTCGAGCTTCCCGCCAAAGCAACTTTTTTGCAGGTAGTAGAACCGCGCCGCACGCTGAATATCGGTGAGCGTTTCCGGGACCGTGTGCTTCAGCCATTCGAACACCTGCCGGCTCGTCAGCGCCCATTTGAACTGACGCACGAACTCTTCGAGATGGTGCTGAACGACGCGATACAGGTTCACCAGCTCGCCGTTGATGTCGTTGACCACCTCGACCTTGGCGGGCGGTCGCATGAAGTAAAGCGCAGCCCCGCCCGCGAACACCTCGACGTAACAGTCGTGCTTCGGAAAGCGCGGGATGATGTGGTCAGCGAGTCGACGCTTGCCGCCGATCCAAGGGATGATGGGATTTGCCATGGTGAAAGCCGTTTTTAAACTTGATGTAGAATCCGGCCCGCCTACGTAGGTAAGCAGGGCCTTGGCCAATTCACTGGCGCATTCAGTGGAAAGGCGACCGGCGCGCGTGTTCCCGCACGCACGCCGGTCGCCCTGTTTCTCGTTACTTCTGGTCGCAGCCCGGCGTTTCGGGCCGCACTGCACATACGTAGCCCTGTAGGGCCGTCAGTTTGTCGATCTCGCGCTGATCGTCCCCGGCGACTGCAAAAACGCGTTCCGCAACCGCTGCGTCGACGTCTGCATAGGCGGCGGCACCATCGCCCACGCCGGCGGCACTGGAAGCGCCGGGCACGCCGTCGCGACCGGCTGCCGTGCAGCGTCGGACGGCGACGCGCAACCGCTCAGTGCCAGCGGCAAGAGCAACCCGCAGGCTGCGATTCTCAGCTTCATGCTCGTTCCTCTCCTTCGTGGTTCGTTGGTCGACGACGGCCACCGCCGACGCGGCGGCATCGTGCGCGGCGATCGCCCGCTGCTCGGCATCAAGCGCGGCGCGCGAGATCGTGCCCAACGCTTCGGCATGCCGCTGCGCGTCGAGCGCCCGCGCGGCCTGCTCGTCGGCAAGCCGATGTGCGCTGATCAGGTACTCGGCGCCCGCGCCAGCCGCCATGCCAAGTAGCGCGGCCAGCAGATACGAAGCTGCTTTCGGCATCACAGCCCCCGCTCGCAAATCGCGCGCTCTTCCGCCCGCCGCTTCACCAAACCGGGCAACACCCGGCCCCGCGCCGTCACCCATTGCGGGCGACCGTCGTCGGCCTCGTTGATCGCGCGGCACGCGCCGCGCAGGTCGCCCGCGTTGAAGCGCCTCGCCGTCGTGCTGGCGCAGTAGGCGTTCGCGCCGACGTTGTATGCAAAGCTGACGGCCGCCGCGAGCTGATACGGACGATCTTTCAGCCCCGGCGTGCAACGCAGCACGGGTTCAGCGTGCGCGATCAATTGCGTTTCGAGTGACGCGCGACACTCGGCCTCGCTGTACGCCCTGCCGACGATGACGTCGCGCGTGTCGCCCATGCACTTCGTCGGAATGCCGACCGGATCGAGGTAGCCCGCCAGCTTGACGCCCTCGAACTTCGGCACGATCACCGTCAGCACGCCGGCCGCGATCGCGCCGACGACGCCGGCGAGCGTCTTCTTCGGCAACTTAGCCATGCTTGCCACCTCGACGCCCCTTGTTCTTGATCAGGTAGTAGCACTGAAGGCAGATGTAGCCGCCCGTCAGAATCGACACGAGCAGCGACGCCCACCAGTTCGCATCGTGCCCCGATGCCCACAGCCACAGCGACGACGCAACCGGCGGGGCGCTTTTCGCAGCGCTCGCCGCAATTTCGCTTTTCACAGTGATTAACTCCACAAATAGAAAGAGCCGCTCCGGTTGCCCGTGAGCGGCTCTGCTGCATGCCCGGCGTCCGCGTTACCGCTGCGGCGCGGGAATGACGAGATTGATCTTCTTCGCCTGCTTCTTGCCGTGTCCGGCTTTCGCCTTGCCCTTGTTGCCGGCGTTGAGCACGACTTCCGTCTCCCAACTGCGGCCGGCGTATTCGTGCGTCACCGACTCGACGAGGAAATCGCCGTCCGCATCGCGCTTGAAGCCCTTCAGCGTCACCGTCTTTTCCGCCGACACGTCGGCGCGGCCGAGCATCCGCAAGCGGCTCGTGGCCGTGTGCCGGTTCAGCTTCGCCAGCCGCGCGGATGCGGCGGCCTTCGCCACCTGCGGGCTCGCGAACGCGTGCCGCTCGGTATGCACGGCCGCCGCACCAGGCGGCGCATCCGGATTCGGAATCACGAGATCGATCTTCTTGCCCGACTTCGCGTCATGCACCTTCGTGCGCACGGCCGCGAAGCTCGCGCGATCCGGAAACGAGATCTCGTAGTCGATCAGTTGCTCCGGCGTGAGCAAGAGCGCCGGCAACACCTTGCCGCTCGCGCTCTTGCCGCCGCCGATCGGCGTGACGATCAGCTTGCCGGCCTTCACGGTCGCCGTCGCTCCGTACTGCCGCGCGATCCGCGTGACGAAGTGCAGATCGCTTTCGCCGAACTGGTCCGCGCGCGGCACGACGACGTCGATCGAGCACGCGGCCGCCCACTTGTTGCGCCGCGCGATGTCGCCGACGACGTCGGCAAGCTTCGCATTCGACCAGCTGCCGTAGCGGTGCGTCTTCGACGTCGCCCGCAGGTTCGCCGGCCGCCCCCGGATCGCCACCGTCGCCGGCGGCCCGCGCAACACGATCTCGTCAATCGCGTACTCGCCGAGCAACGACAGCCCTTGCCCCGCCCAGCCGAGCGAGATCTTCAGCGTCGCGCCCTTCGGCGGAAAGCGGATCACGCCGTCACGGTCGTCGAGCTCGATTTCGCACTCGTCCGCCTCGAGGCCGGGCTTGTCCGTCGTCCGGATCCGCAGCACGCGATCCTGAATCGTGCGCGTGATGTCCGCGCCGTTCGCGATGATCTGGAATATCGCCTGCATCGCCCGCCCTCACGACCAGAGCTGTATCGGCTCGTCGCGCGGCGCGTCGAGATCCGGCAACGTGATCAACACGCCTGCGCGGAACGGCTGCGGCTCGCGCGCGAGGCCCGGATTCGCCTCGTAGACGGCTTCGACGGTCCCGCTCAGCGTGCCGTAGGCGGCATAGCAGAGCGTGTCGAGCACGTCGCCGTCAGATGTTCTTAAAGTCCTCGCCATAGCGGCCAAACTCCAGACTGAAGGTTTGCTTGCGCGGCGCTCCGTCCGACATGAGCGCCTCCTGTTCTTCCTCGACACTTTGCAGATACCAGCGCCCGAGCACGTCGCCCGTGCCGGCCGTGAGCTGCACCGGCTTCATTCGCCCGCCGATCGCGCGCAATGCCTCCAACTGGCGCGCACCCGCCCCGAGCGCCGCGAACACGACGCCGGACAGCACAATCGTTTCGCCGCCCTGGCTCACCGCCTGCAACGCCTCCGGCCGGTTCAGGCGCTCTTGCGACGCGACCTTGTAGCGCGTCGTGCGCCGCAGCTTGTCGAACGCGGCCGTCGACAGCCCGAAGTTGAAGCGCCGCCCTTCCTCGGTCGTCAGCGTCAGCAGATGAGGGGTAGCCGACGAAGCGTCGCCGCCCAATACATCGAACACCGCGCCGAGCCCGGTCGCCTGCAACACCGATTTGACGGCCTTCGCCGTGTCGGTGCCGACGACGGCGGCGAACTGCGTCTCGACACCCTTCAGCGCCGTCGTCACGGTCTGCGCCGCCGCGTGGATCTGCGGATGGTTCGACGCGTTCGCGATCCGCAGCACGCTGCCGACCGCGCCCGCCGTCGCGCGAAACCCGCGCGTCACCTCGCCGACCTTCGGGCTCAGATCGGTCGCGACCGACAGCGCACTGCTCGCGCCGTTCAGCAGCTCGGCGGCTGACGTCAGGTTCCCCGTCGCGAGCTTCGTCAACGTGTCGACCGTGTTCTGGCTCGCCGCGCGGTTGCGCTCGTAGACACGGCTCACGTGCTGCACGCGCTCGGCCGCGATGCTGGCCTGCGTCGCCGCCTGCGTGATGCTCTTCACGAAATCCATCGGCGCTCCTACAGATGCGGCGCATCGAACAGCGCCGACCGGTTGTTGTTGTTCATCGATTGGGTCATCGCCCGTTGGATCTGCGGATTGATACGTGCGAGCAGCCGGTCAGCCATCTCCTGATCCGAGCCGCCCTCCAGCTTGATGTTGAAGACCGGCGCAAAGCTGTTTTGCTGCTCGACCTTGAACGCGCGCCGCTCGGCGACGCCGGGCTCGACGAGCGCCTTCGCATTCGCGACCGCGCGCGCGGCTTCGGGCGTGTCGCCGCGCTGCTGAAACGCCCATCGCGTGAGTGCGCCGAGCAGCTTCTGGCCGGCGAAGGTGCCGATCGCCCCGCCCGCGACGCCGCCGATCGCAGCGCCAAGCGGCCCACCGAACGCGCCGATCGACGCGCCGAGCTTCGCGCCGACGACGCCGCCCGCGAGACTGCCGCCGATGCCCGCGAAGCTCTCCGCCTTCCGCGCGCGCGGATCGTCGCCGGCCGCGACCGCGTATGCGTCCTTCGCGGCGAGCCCGAGCTTCAGCACCGTCCCGGCGAGCGCGATCTTGCCGGCATACGGCAACACGCGGCCGGCAATCCCGCCTAGCGCCCGGCCAAGCCGCCCGAAGCGCCCGGTCTTGCCCGCCCTGCCGCTCGCCACACCTGCCGCACCCTCGATCAGATCGCCGACGGATCCGCCGCCGATGCCGCCGCCCGGCATGTTGACGACGAAGACACGCTGCACGCCGCTGGCCGCCGCGCCCAGCGCATCGAGCGCCTGAGCGCCGCGCCCCGGCTTCGCTCCCTTGCCGCCCTTCCCGCTGCGCTCGCCGCCTCGCGCCAACCAACCACCACGCGCGACATCGAGCACGCCGCGACCAATCGACCACGCCGCACGCGCACCGCGATACGCGATCGCCGCGCCCGCGACGCCGATGACAGCCGCCGCCGCACGCGGCGACGCATCGACGATGTCGCGCACCTTGCCGCCCGCCTTCTTCGCCTGCTCGCCCGCAATATCCGTCACGGGACGCAGTGCGTCGCCGATGCTGCGCATTGCCTCGTCCCACTGATCCGCAACTTCTTTCCAGATCTGCTTGGACGCGTCGCGGCGGTCTTTGAGATCCTTCTCGATCTCGCCGCTCGCCGATGCGGCGTTGCGCTTCAGATTCGAGTAGAGATCGGCGTTCTGCAAGTACGCGGTGAGCGCCGCCTTCACCTGCATGTCGTTGAACAGGTCGCCCGTCTTCATCGTCTCTTCGAACGCGCGGATCTGCTTCTGACGCTTGGCCGGATCCAGCTCGGCGTTGATCGACTTCGCCGCCTCGGCCAACTGCTTCGCCTTCGCCGGATCCACCCGCTCGATGTACGCGCGCGCGAGCACGAACGACGCTTCGAGCGTCGACCAGCCCTTGCCGATCGCCTCCTTCATCTTCGCTTCGTAGTCGACGCCGGCTTTCTTGTAGTTGCGTTCCGTCTCGCCCGAGCCGATCTTCGAGAACCAGTTCTTCAGGTTGTTCGCGGCTTCGTCGGCGTTGCCCGCCGTCTTCATCTGCACCTGAAGCATCGCGCCCAACTGCGTCACCGAATCCTGCCCCGTGATGCCGATCTTCTTCATTTCGGCGAGCAGCACCGGGAACCAGCGGGCCATGTCGACCGACTCGAACGAACCTTCCTTGCCGAGATACGCGATCGCCTCCAGCGCCTTGAGCATCGCGGCCGGATCCTTGATGTCCGCGTTTTGCTCCAGCGCCTGAATCATCTTCGCCGTCTCGACACTCGTCGCACCTTGGCCGATCGAGAACTTCGCGACGGCAGGCGCAAAGCCGAGCGCCCGGTCGACGTCCATCCCGGCCGCCACCATCTGGTTCACCGCCTCGGCCAGTTCGTTGCGGTTCATCCCGTTGGCCGATGCATCGCGCCGAATCCGGTCGGACATCGCGCGCTCTTCGCCCGTGCGCGCGATGCCCGCCTTGATCGCGATGTCGCGGATGATCGCCTGATACTGCGCCGACACCATCGTCGGCACCGCGATCGCGGCGGTCAGCTTCATCGAATCGCCGATCGCGCCGCGCATCGCCTCCCGGCCGCCGCTCAGGCGCTCGTGCCCCATCGCGCGCAATTCGAGCCCGCGCGCGGTGCGGCCAAGCCGCGCATACGCGCGATCAAGCCGGTCCACCTCGATGCCGGCGTCGCGCAACGTCCGCAGATTCGAGTCCAGCTTGCGCCGGATCGTCTCGGCCGCACTGTCGCCCGCACGATGCAGGCGGCGGAACTCGTCCTGTAACTTGATTGTCTCGCCGATCTGGCGCTGCCACATGCCCTTTTCGGCGGCCGTCTTGCGCAGCCCGACGATCTTCGATTGCGTATCGGAGATCGCCTTGCCGAACGTCGCGGATACCGCCCCGCCGATCACGATCCCCAACGCGATTTCGCGTGCCATCTCCGCTCCCTGTCACATCAGTCCGTCAACCACCACACCAGATCCTCAAGCGTCAGATCGTCGACCGCCTGAGGGCTCACAGCGCACTCACGCAGCAGGCGCTTCGCCATCGCCTTGACGGTCTTTTCGTGCAATCGGGCCAGAGGTTCGAAAGGAGTCGTACGCGCGCTGCATCGCCACGTAGTCGGCCATGTCCATCTGCTCCAGCTCGTCGGGCGCAACGTCGGCGAGCATCGCGAACAGCGTGATCTCGCGCAGTTCGTCGTCGTCCTGCGCGCGCTTGCTCGCGCAGCGCACGTCGCGCACCTTCGGGCGGCGCATCGTCAGCGTGTCGCGCAGCACGCCGTCGAGCGTGATCGGGTATTCGAGCTTGATCGTGATCGTGTCCATCGGGTTTCCTCGAAATATAGAAAAGGGCGCACGACGCGCCCCTTGGGTTCAAAGTTGCTTTGCCGCGCGTCACATGCCGAGATCGCGGCGCACCTGCGCGAGCTGATCGACGCCGTCGATCACGCGCACGAAGCCGAAGACGTCGATCTCATGCATGACCGCGCCCGCGATCTCCAGCTTGTAGTAGTTCAGCGACGCGGCGTATTTGATTTCAGCCTTCTCGCCCGGCTTCCACGAGCCGGAATCGACCTCGGTCAGCATGCCGCGCATATGAACGGCAACGGCTTTCGAGCCGCCCTTGATGTCGCGGAACGACCCGCGAAACGTCGCGTTGAACGCGGTGCCGTCCGCGATGCCGAAGAACTTCAGCACATCGCGCTCCAGCGTCGACATCGCGAACGACGCTTCGAGCGCCTCCATGCCTTGGTCGGTCTTCACCGCCGCGTCCATGCCGCCCGCGCGGAAGTCGTCCGTCTTGATCTTCAGCTTCGGCGGCGTCACCTCGGTCGTGCGGCCGACGAAGCCGCGACCGTCGACGTACATCGCGAGATTGAAAAGCGTTTCCGGAACCAAGGTTCACCTCCTACGATTGGGTATCGAGCACTTCCGCGAGCCACTGATTCGTGACCTCGAAGCGGAAGATCGGGTTTTCGGCGGGCGGAACGTCGGTGAACCGGATGTTCCAGTACACCTTGCCCTGTTCGAGTTGGCTCGCGCTGTTCAGGCGCGGATCCGCGTAGACCTCGAAATTGATGATCGCGCCCTGCGTGCGCAGATCGCGCATGAACGCTCGCAGCCCTTCCGTGACGTCCTTCACGTAGGTCGCCGTGATGCCGCGGTCGACCGCCCACTTGTGGCCCGCCTGCACCGCATCCATGACGATGTCGAGCGTGCGCACGCGCGTGACGAACGACCATTTCGGATCGGCCGACAGCGTGCGGTTGCCCCACAGCCTGAAACCGCCGTCGCGAATGATCGTCGTGACGAACGCGTTGTTCAGCAGGTTCGCGCGGCACGTCTCGTCGCCGTCGAGGAACTCGATCGGCCGGCTCGTGCCCGTGATCCCGACGATTTCCTTGTTCGACGGCGACGCCCAGAAGCCGATCGCGGCGTCCGTCTGGCAGAACATGCCGGCCGCGTACGCGGACGCCGGCGCATCGGCGTCGACGTTCGCGCCCGTGTCCCAGTAGCGCACGCCCGGATCGACCAGATACAGCCGTTTGCTGCCGAAGTTCCTTGCGTAGGCGATCGCGGCTTCGTCGTCGGTGTTCGGCCCGTCGACGATCGCGACCGCGCGCAACTTGTTCGCGAGCGCGTCGGCCGCCGTCGCCACCGCCTGCTTCGACGTATGGCCCGGCGCGATCAACAGGCGCGGTTGCAGGTTGAACAGCGATTTCCCATCGAGCAGCGCTTGCAGGCCGGTTCGCCTACCGGCCGCCGAAACGCCGCCGATCACGTCGGTCGCGAGCTGCGCGGCGTCGCCCTTCTTCTCGACGCCGACCGCGACGATCGCCGCCTTGCTCTGCGCGAAGATCGCGCGCGCGGCTCGCGCGACGGCGCTGTGCTCGCCGAACGCCTGCGCCGCGTCGTGTTCGCTCGTGAGCCGCACCGGCACGTCCGGTTGCACGAGATCCGCGCCCGGCGCGTACGTGTCGACGAGGCCGACCACCGACGACGACGGCACGGCGATCGTGCGCGGGCCGACGTCGACGATCGTCGTCGTCACGCCGTGATAAAACGAGGTAGCACCCATTCAGGTCTCCAGAAAAGAAAAAGCCGCTTGGGTAAGCGGCTTCGATTGCGAGTAAGCGGCGGTTACTAGGGTCGCGTCGACGAGCTGCGTTCGCGTGCCATCTCGGGTTGCTCGGGCCATGTCGGCTCGCGCCGCGTCAGGTCGATCCCCTTGAGCGCACGCGTGTACGCGATCCATGCGCGGGCCTGCTGCGCCTCACTGTCGGTTGCGTCTCCCAGCATGATCGCCGTCTGTAGCGGCGTCAGGGCGACGCTCGCGCGCTCCAGCAGCCGATCACGCATCGCCGTATTGCTCACGATGATCTGTTCGATGGTCGGCGGCGGCGGATCCAGCAGCACCGGCACGCCGTTATCGTCCAGCGCCATGCGCTTGCCCCGCGACTCGCCGTCGAGCAGCATCTTCCATTGCTCGTCCGTGATCTCGGTGCACGTCACGCCCGCCGGCGCGGGGCTGTCCACGCTGTCGTAAAACGCCGTGATGAAATTCTTCGAATCATGTGCCGCGAATTTCTGAGCCACTGTCCCACTCCTGAGTCAAAATCCAATCGCGAAATAATTGCCGCCTACGCCGCCCGACATGCCAGCGTTGTTCTGGCAACTCAAGGTCGCGCCGGTCCTGAATGCGGCGTAGGTCTGCACCGTGAAATTGCCGATCGAGCCGCCGCCGATCGTGGGCGACAGCCCCAGACACGCATTCGGGAAGGCAATCGGGAACGTCACTGTGGCGTTGGGATTGCCCGTGCCTGACGACATGAAGCTGCCCCACTGCAAAATCAGCCCGTTCGGGAATTTCGAGAATCCCGGTATCGCCAGCGTCGCGGCGAACAGGTTGTCCCCCTTGAGGGCAGACGAACCCATGAGAATCTGCCACACGCCCCCGTTTCGGACGACCAGCGCGGGGGCCGGCGACGTCGGGGTCGGCCCCGTGACATACGACGCTCCCACCGCGCTGCCGCTCGCGTTGTAAATCACGTCGCTGCCTTGCGTCACGATCGTGCCCGCCGCAGCAATAAAGAACGCCGCGCCCTCGGGAACGGTCGAGACCAACGGAAGCGTGACGGTCGGCGACTTGGTGCTATAGACGACCATCCCCGCCTGTCCGGCTTTCAGCGTGATCGCGCCTTCCGCATCGACCGCTCCCGAGAAACTGCCGAGCGCCCGCTGCACGAATGCGGTCGTCGCGAGGCGAGCCGAGTTGTCGAACTGCGACGCGGTCGACCAGTTCGGACCGGCCATAACCGACGAGAACGGCAACTGCGCGCTACCGCCGGCTGCGATCCACTGTCCTGGCGGGACAGCGACGAGGAGCAAACTATCCCCGAGCGTCAACGTCGCGCTCGGATTCCCTCCGTTCAGGAGAATCGAATCGTTGCCGTCGCGAACGATCGTCAAAGGGGCGTCGCTGCTGTTGTTGAACAGGAACGTGCCCCCAAGCGGCATGGTCGACACGGCCGGCAAGGCGAACGTCGCCGCAGCGCCTCCCCAGAAATTGATGCAGCTGCCCGCTTGCGATGCCGTGAGCTTCTGCGACGAAATGTATGACGCGAAATTCACATTCCCGAGCGCGCGCCTGACGAACTCGGTGGTCGCCATTCTCGTACTGCTGTCGAGCGGAGCTGGCGTGGTCCCTTTCGGTGCGCCAGTGAACGTCGGGGAATCCAGCGGCGCCTTCTGAGACAATGCGTTCGTCATCGTCGTCGCGAAGTTCGGATCATTCCCGAGCGCTTTCGCAAGCTCGTTCAACGTGTCGAGCGTCGACGGAGACTGGCCGACCAGATCCGCCAACCGCTGCGAAAGATCGGTTTTCGTCGCGTATTGAGGATGCGGATCGACGGCGGACGCATGCGACTCCTGCTGTTGCTTGAGGTACTTCGTGCGATTGGCCAGTTGCTTCGCTTGCAGGTTGTCGATCCCATCCGGGCCACCTATCACCGGATCCGACGTCTCCAATTGATATACGCCGTCTTCCCATTGGGCTTGTTCTTTCAGGTTTGCCATGCTGCTACCACTCCCCGAGAATATTGGCCGTTGCGGACGGCCGTGCCGTTATGGCGGATCGCAATCGCCGAATAGTCGAGCTTCACCAGTTGACTGCGCGCGGGCGCGTAGCGCTCGATCGCGCGCATCAGCGCCTGCCCTTGACCGCGCGTGATCGGCTGCTTCAGCGTCACGATGTACTCGGCCCACGCGCTTGCGCGGCCATGAACGTAGTTGCCGTCCCGCCGCGCTGTGCCGTCGCGACGCTTCGCGATCCGTCCTTCCTGAATCTCGATTTCGCCGAAGCCGAGCCGCCGAACGATTTCGCGGACGGCCCACGGCGTGCCCTTCCTGCGATGCAACGCCAACGAGCCTTTGATCAGCGCACGCCGCGCGTCGTCCGACTCGGCCAACTCCCATCCGTCGACGGCGACCGACCATGCGAGCCACGGCAGGAATGCGGCCGGACATCGATCGACGTCCATCAGCGTGCGCAGGATCTCCGGATCGACGCTCGGCCGCAGCACACGCGCGAGCGCGGCTTCGAGCGGCGTCTGATTCGACGGCAATAGACGTTCACTCATCGAGCACCTTCAGATTCAGGACGACGGACGTGCAATCGGCGAACTCCTGCCCGTTGCACGTTACGTCGCCCAGCGGAGCTTTCAGATCGACGCGCGCGACGCTGCTGCCGCGCGGATGCAGCGCGCCCGCGATCGCCGATCGCGCCATCCCGAGCTTGAGCCGGCGTGCCGCGTCGATCGCGGCGTCGAGATCGCGCCGTCGCTCGGCCAGCACGACGGCGGGGTCCGGGCCGCGTCCCACGTAGACGTCCGCCTCGATCGCGTATGCAACCGGCCGGGCCGGCACGACAAGCACCGTGTCGTTCAACGGCCGCACGTCTTCGGCGGGCAACGCCGCGCGCACCTTCGCGAGCAGCGCGTCATTCGCGATACCCCCATTCGACTGCGACATGACCGTCACGCGAACCGTGCCCGGCTCCGGACGATCGACTTGCACGTCGAGCACCTCGGGCGACACGTCGAGCGCGTGCTTGCGATAGGCGTCGATCGGCCCCGCGTCGGTCGACGTCTCGATCGCCAGTTGCGTGCGCAATCGGAACCGCTCGTCTCGCTCGTAGATCGGCGAGCGCGGCGGCGTCGCATCCGGATCGCCGGGATCGACGAGCGCCTTCTCGACGCCCATCAGCGCGGCAACGTGTTCGAGATCCGCGCCGGTCGCGTACGCGAGCATGGTCGCCCGCGCGGCATCGTTGAGGCGCGCGCGCAATCGGATCTCGTCGTATGCGGCCAGCTCGATCAGCTTGACGGCCGGATCGGATTCGAGCGCGGCGCTCCAGTCCGGATAGATGCGCTTGAAGTACGCAAGCTTCATCTGATACGCCGCTTCGAAGTCGAGCGTCTCGACCAGATCGGGCGGATCGAGCAGCGACAGATCGATCATCGTCATACCGTCACCTCGAAGATCTCCGCCTTGCCGTCGACATGGCCGCGAATCTCGAACGTCACGCGCCCGTCGACGACCGCAAGCGCGGCGACACGATCGAGCTTGATACGCGGCTCCCATCGCCCGATCGCGCGCGCGGCTTCCGCCTGCGCCGACGAGATCCAGCCGCGCGTGATCGGCAGGTCGACCATCGCCGGGATGTCCGAGCCGTACTCGGGCCGCTCGCGGCGCGTGCCCCGGCGCGTGCCGAGGATGTCGCCGATGCTTTGCTTCAGGTGCGCGAGACCGCGCAGCGGTGCGCCGGTCCATCGATCCATGCCGACCATCTCATCGATGTCGCTCATGCGCGGCCCTCAAGCCGTTTGAAGTCCGGATGCGCGTCGAGATACTCGATATGCGACGCGACGCTCGCGAGCACCTCGCCCTTGATGACGCGCAGCACCGAACCGTCCGGGAACACGATGACGCGTGTCCGAAAGCGCGTATCGACGAACGTGGCGCGCGGCTGGACGAGCGGCGCACTCGTGTGCGATGGTTCTTTTGCCATGTGCTGACTCCAAAAATGCGAAGCCCCGCGATTGCGGGGCAAAGTGACTTGGAAGACCGACCGGCTACAGCGGCGGCGACACGGGCGCTCCGTCGCCCTGCTCCCTGTGGCTGTGGTCGAGGAACGACTTGCCGCCGATCTCGACATCGCCCGTGTAGCGAGCACCGCCGTCGACTTCCACCGCCGGCCCGCCGTTCGCGCCTGCTCGGCCCTGCATGCCGCCGTTGAACGTCAGGCGCTGCCCGGTCGTCGTGTTGCCCGTGAACGTCGAATCCGGAACGTCGCCGAGCAGTTTTTCGGTGCGCAACGTCACGCCGTCCGCGCGTAGCTCCAGTTCCGTCTCGCCGATGCGGAAAACGATGCGCCCCCCTGCCGGCACGTCGACCCGGTACTCGTGCGACGCGTGGTCATAGACCTGCGACGCCCCATCCGGAAAATCGAACGCCGTTTCGTTCGGGCTGCGCCGTGCTGCCCCGCCGTGCTGCTCGGCGTAGTAGCCCGGCACCGCGTACGCGCTCGACAGCTCGCCCGACGCGGACAGGATGGATACCTGCTCGCCTTCGGACGGCGGCCGCCAGAAGCGCACCGCGCCCGCCGCGACCGTGAACCACGGCAACCAGTCGCTGACCCAATCGCCGACCCGCACGCGGCATCGCGGCGGGTCGTACGACACCGCGTCGACCGTGCCTTGCTGCACGAGGCAGGCGAGCCGCCGGTCGATCTCGCCGATTTCATACTCGAGCATCGTCACTCCGGATAGTCGGCCGGCGCGTCCTGCGCCGGATCCCAATAGCTGCTTTCGTTGCCCGGCCCCGTCGACGGATCGACGCCCCATACGAGCGTGCTGCCGTCCGGGATCGCTTCCGGCTCCCCGCCGATGCCGAATTCGTGCGTCCATTCGACAAGCCACACGAGGTACGTGTCGAGCTGCGGGCGGAACGGGTCTTCGCCAACCTGAACCACCCTGCCGGGCACGATCGGCAGGCCCCACGTCTGCATGTGAACCGCGAGCGCGAGACGCGCGGCGATTTCGCGCACGTGCAGCTCGTGTTCCGCGCCGTATGGATCGACAATGATGCGCGCCTGCATGCGCGCGATCAGCGAAATGCAGCCGGTCCCGTCGTCGTGTCCGGGCTCCATTTCGGACAGCTCGACGGCGATCAGCGGCGTCCGGATCTGCGCACCGATCTTCGGATACGCTTCGATCCGCTCGAAGGTCGGCAGCGCTTCTCGCAGGCCCGTCACGACCGCGTCGTGCAGCAATTTGAGGTTATCGAGCACGTCCCATTACCTTTTGTAGTTCGTAGTTCACTTCCTGCCTCAGGATCGTCAAGAGCCGTTCCTCGCAAGCCTTCGCCGCGCGGCGAAACGCCGGCTCGCCCGTCTCGTGCCAATTGACCGTCACGACACGGTACGGCAGCCGTGCCTTCCCGACGCGCTCGAAGATCGGCCCGTCCGGTTGCCGTTTCGACTGCCGCCATGCGCCCTCGAACGACGTGCGGCCGGCGCGCATGCCTTTGCGCGTCTTCGCCACCGAGCCGAGGCGGTGCGCCTCGATCGGGTTCAGGCCGAGCCATACCTTGCCGGTATCGGCCGACCGCAGGAAGAAATACAGCCGGCGGCGGATCGTCTTCTGCGGAATGCGCGTCGCCGCGCTGACTTCCTTCGCCGTCTGGCTCTTGATCCATGCGGCCGTCTTGCGCAGCGTGCGCCGCCACGCGGCCTGCATCGCGGACGGCGACAGGCCCTGCAAGACGGCCGTGACCGCGCCGACGTCGATTTCGACTTTCAGTCGGTTCATGTCATTGCAGCACCAAGATCGTCCAGCCCGTGCCGTCCGGCTGCGCCTCGACAACGCGATAGCACCCGCTGCGCGCAGTCACGACGCTGCCCGGCTGGATGCCGGCGGCGTCCGCGTCGATCACGTGCAACATCGGCGCGACGAGGTTCGTGCGTTGCGAGCCGAGATCGGGACCGAGCCACGGCGCATTGAACATGCCGCGCACGGGCCGGCCGTCGACGAAGACATCGTCGTCGCCCAGATCCCGCAGCACGGCCGCGTCGACGTCCGTCATCAGATCGTGGAACGCCATGCGTCACGCCTTCAGACGAATGCACGCGCGCGGGCGCGTACACAGATGGATCGGGTTCGACTGCGCCTCGATCTCGACGCCCTTGTTGAACGGCATGATTTCCTGCCGTGCGTAGTACGGCAGCCCGATCGTGTTCACCGCGTCGACGTAATCGCCGGGCGCGAAGCGCGAGATGAACAGATCCGGCACGCCTTCGGGCACCGCATACGCCTCGTCGTCGCCGACGAACGGGATGCCGCCGATCTTGCCCCGGTAACGCTCGAACACGATGCCGTCGAGCTCGATCGCGCCGCGCGGATCGCCGCGCAGCGCCGCCGCTGCCGCCGTGTTGAGGAACGTCTCTTTCACGGTCGGCAGCGTCAGCAGCTTGCGCCAAAAGTTACGCCCGCAGAACGCACGCACGCTCGAAAACGGCACGTTGCCGAGCGCATCCTCGATCGCTTCGAGCGTGTCCTCGTTCTTGATCCGGATCTCGGTCTTCGCATTCGACAGTTCGTATTCGATCACCTGCTGCTCGATGCCGAAGCGGTCGAGCAGGTTCGCGACGACATGCTTGCCGTCCGCGTCGAGGATCACGCCGCGCACCGCGCCGAGGCGGTGGTACTCGTGCGTCGCTTCGAGCTGGCGGCGCATCTTCGCGAGCCGCTTGTCGACGTAGCGCTGGACCGTCTCCAGTTCCGAATCGTCGCCGAACGCGCGCAGATTCTGGATCTCGTCCGCCTTGATGACCGCGCGCTGCGGCAGATGGACCGTGTTGAACGGAATCAGGCTCGGCTTGCTGCCCAGCACGTTCGGCGCGGGCTGACCGCGCACGCCGGACTGCACGAGCGCGAGCGTGTCGCCGTCGCGCTCGATCTGCACCGTCGTCGTCGTGATGCCTTCCTCGTCGAACAGGCCCGCCTCGCCGAGCCGGCCCGGCACGTGCGGCTGCTCGTTGATTGCGGCGGTCATGGACGACAGCGAGAATGCGTCGTCGTTGAAGATAGCGATGTCTGCCATATGCACTCCGGAAATGAAAAAGCCGCGCATCGGCGCGGCTTCGGAATCAGGGAATTCGCTGCGATCAGCGGATGACGATGTGATGCGCGGCCAAGTCGTCGCGCGCGGGCGCGTCGAGCCCCGCGAGCAGGCGTGCGTCGACTTCGGCGAGCCGCTTGATCGCAACCGCCTGGCGCGGTTTGTCGGACGCCGGCAACGGCGCGTAGAGGATGCCGACGGCGACCTCCGCGCCGGTCGTCGCGGCGTTGTCGTACGGCGCGTATTCGCCGGTCCCGATCGTGCCGAGCACGCAGCCCGCCGGCAACGCCGGACCGGCCGCGACGAGAATCGCATCGCGCGAGATCTGGCCCGGCCCCTCCGAGATCAGGAATTCGGCGGGCAACGCGCCCATGGTTTGGATGTTGGACATTCAGCGCTCCCTTCGGCGATGAAAAGTTACTTGGCCACGCGGCGGGCCGCGTAGATGTCGGACGTGCGCAACGTGCGGCCGCGTGCCTGCGGTTGCGTCTGCTGCTGCGCCGGATCGGGCCGGCTGTTGATACGGGCGCTCGATGCCGTGAGGCGCTCGAACAGCCGCGCGCGCACCTGATCGGGCGTCAGACCGTCCGCGACGTATTGCGCGGTCAGATTCGTCTGGTTCGCCGCGAGGCAGATCCCCGCGATATCGGTTGCGTTGCGGATCGCGCGATCGACCGTCTCGCGATCACGCAGACCGGTCGCCGCGATCACGCCTTCGGCGCATGCCGCGAGATTGGCTTCCCGCAGCGAATTGAACACGTGCGCAGCGAGTGCCGTGACATCGGGCATCTGAGATGGCGGCTCCGGCTCGGGATCCGGCGTCGGATCGGTCGGCGTGTTCTCCGGCGGAACGGTCGAATCCGCGTCCGGTTCGTCAACCGCGTCGAGCAGCGCCACAACCTGCTCGGGCACGGCCGAGAAACGTGCGAGAAGCGGCGCAGTGCCCGCGGACGCCGCGAGCTTGACCGGGGCCTCGATCACGTCGCAGAAACCCTTCTCCTTGGCCTGCGCGGCCGTCAGCCACGTCTCGGCGTCCATCATGGCCCGCACGTCGTCTTCGGACAGGCCGCTGCGCTGTGCGTACGCCGCCAGAATGCCGGCGCTCGCGTTGTCGAGCAGCTCGGCGACGCGGCGCAGATCCTTCGATTCGCCGGCCGCGACCGTATGCGGATGGTGGATCATCAGCAGCGCGTTCTCGGGCATCTCGATCTCGTCGCACGCCATCAGCACCAGCGATGCGGCCGACGCCGCGATGCCGTCGACGCGCCCCTTCACCTTGCCGGCGTAGCGGCGCAACGCGTTGTAGATTGCGAACGCGTCGAACACGTCGCCGCCCATCGAATTGATCGCGACCGTGATCGACGATGCGTCGGCCGCAACGGCATCGAGCTGCGACACGAAGTTCTGCGCGTCGGTGCCCCAGAATCCGATGTCGCTATAGATCCGGATCTCGGCGACCTTGCCGCCGCCCGCCTGCGCCTGCGCGCGGATGTCCCACCACTTGCGGTTTCGTTTCATTCCCCGTCCTCTTTCAAAACACTGCCGTTTCCGTCTTCAATCGCGAGCTGCGTGTCGTAACGCAGGCCGAGCCGTTGCTCGCGCGCGAGATCCGCCGCGTTTTCCGCGTCGACCTGCTCGGGATCGTCGCCGCGCGCGAGCACTGCGCCCGTGCGGCTCGCGAGGCCCGCGCGGATCTCCATGCGCTTCGCGGTGACGTCCTGCACCGGGTGGATGTACGGCCAGCCCTGCGGCACCCAACGCACGCGCAGATAATCGCGACGCCGGCGGAAGTAGTTCGGCATCGGCATCGCGCCCGACAGCGCGCACGCGTCGACCCACCAGCGCCACACCTTGCGGCAGAACTGGTGAATGAACACGTTCCACTGAATCTGTTCGACGCTGCGGCGAAATTCGTTGAGGATCACGCGCAGCACGCGGTCGCTGACGTCCCGCAGATCGCCCGTGAGCACTTCGTAAGGCATGCCCACCGAAGCGGCCGACGCCATGAGCTGCTGGCGCATGAACGGCACATAGTCGTTGCCCGCGCCCGGCGGCTCCGAAAATCTCACCTCCTCACCGGGCGCAAGCTCCTGCATGCCGCCGGGTTCGAGCGACACGACCGGCGAAAACCCGTCGTCGTCGTATCGCATCGGCGCGCCCGAAACGGGATCGCCCATCGGCCCAAGCTCCGCGTGCGGCTTCGTGATGAAGCCCGCGAACAGGTTGCTGACCTCTTGCCGGAACAACACCGCGTCGTCGAAGTTGTCGAGCGAATGCAGCCGCAGCAGCACCGTCGACAGCTCAGGCACGCCGCGCACCTGTCCCGGCCGCAGTGCGAGGAACACGTGCGCGATCTCGTCGGCCGGCACCCGCACCGTCCGCGTGCTGTCGCCGGCCTGCCGTCCATACTCGCCGGGATGTCGCGTCAACAGGTGATAGGCAATGCGCCGTCCGTCGTCGTCGAACTCGACGCCGTTGACGATCTCCCCGCGCGGCAGGCGTTCGTTCTTGCTCACCGGCAGATGATCGGCTTCGAGCAACTGCACCTGCAACGGCACGGCCAAGCCATCGTGCCAGCTGCGCAGCCGCCGCCGCACGAGCACCTCGCCGTCGCTGAAGAACGCGCGAGCAGCGAGCGTCTGCAAACCCGCCATGTCGAACAGCCCGTCCGCGTCGATCTCCTCGGTGCTGTCTTCCCAAAGCTGCTTTTGCGCGTTTCGCATCGCCTCGTCGGGATGTCGCGGATGCGCCTGTATGCCGGAACCGATCGTGTTCGACACGAGCCGCGTGATCGCGGCCTTCGCCCATGGGTCGTTTCGGATCGCGTCGCGCGCCCGATGCCGCATCAGCGGCAGGTTTTGCGCGGCCGCCGCGTTCGGTCCGGCACTCGACGCCTTCCACGACCGTGCGCGAGCGCCGCCCGTGCTCGCCGATTCGTACGCCGCCGCCTTCAGCCGCGTCGGCACCACGAACCCGCGTCGCGCGAGCATCGGATACGCGCGGCTCATCGAACCCCCTTGCCGGCGTGCCGCAGCCGAACGATGCGCGAGCGCCCGCTCGCGCCGTCGAGCGCACGAATGATCTCGGTTTGCGCCTCGCGAAGCTCCAGGATCGAGCGATACTTCACGCGGCGATCCGCGTACTGCACTTCGAGCTCGCCCTTCGCGATCGCGGACTGGATGCGATCCAGATCCTGCCTTGTGTAAGCCATCGGCTTTCTCCTAGCGACGCGTCAGGTAGGCCGAACGGCCGACGCGACGCCCCTGAATGCGCGAAACCCCGCTCGGTGGCGGGGTTTCGATGGGTTGTGCGGCTTGCTGCGGTGGCGGTGCGGTGTCCGTACCATGATCGTCCGGCGGATCCGGCAGCACCTCGACCGGCAGCGCCGACGGCAACGCGTCGAGCACCGGCACCGCCTCGAACAGCGACACCTGCGACAGGCGCTGCTGCTCAACCTGCCAGTGCAGTTCCGTCATCAGATGCGTCTTGACGCTGCGCGCCGCATGCAACGCATACGCCTCGCAGTCGAGCGCCTCGTTTCGCGCGCCGGCCTTCTTCTGCCAGACGCGCTTGGTGCCGATGCGTGCGGGCACCTTCACCTCGGCCGTCAGTTGCGACAGATAATCGAACCGGACGTCGCGATACCAGTGCATGCGTCCGGGGCCGTCGCCTTCCAGCTTGAGCCGGTTGTCGAGGATCAGATCCTTGGCCTTGCTGACACCGACCATATACGGCCGCAACCCGTACTTCGCCGCCTTGCTGTTGTTCCGCGTCGAGTCGACCGACGCGCGCGGCGTGCTGAAAATCTCCGCATTCGCATCCGTGCTGCCCTTGATCGCCAAGACGTTCAAGCCCCGCCGCTGCGCCGCGCGCACGTACTTGTAAACCGCGTCCGACGTCGAGCCGTCCGACGAGTCGATCGATGTCGCCCGTACCCGCAGCAGGCCGCCTGTTTCATGCCGGTACGCGTGGGTGATCAGCGTCGTGAGCGCGCCCCATACGCCGCCCGTCAACGGGTCCTCGCGTTGGTCCATTACGTTGCCGAAGATCTCGTCCCATACGACCAGCCAGCTTTCCTCGCCACGCCCCCACGCGCGCAACACGATCGCGAGGCGATCATGCTGCACGTCGACGCCGAGCGTCAGCAGCAGACCGCCCGCCGGCACCACGAACGCCGGATACGGCAAGGCGCGCTCGGCGAGCGCGTCGATCTCGGGCAGATCGGTTTTGTACTTGTACGGCCGGCCCTTCGAGTTGTTCACGAACGAGCGCATTTTCGTGTCGTCGCCCGCGCGAAGGGCTTTTTCCGCCGTCAGCCACTTCTTCACCAGTTCGGCCATGCGTGAGCCGGGGAACGGCGATACCAGCTCGTTGAGCCGGAATCCGGCCACGCCGTGAAACGGGGCCGTCGCAACCCACCGCCCCCGGCGCACCGCACGAATCCGCATCGAGTCATCCCACAACGAGCCGCAGTGCGGGCACGTGTACCGCGCCGACTCGGGGCGAGCACGGCCGTACACCTCGTGCGCGATCTCCGCGTCGTCGGTCCACGTGACGTTTTCCCACACCAGTTCGTGCTCTTCGCCGCAGTCGGGGCACGGCACCAGATAGACGCGCTGATCCGATGCCTCGTATGCCTGCTGAATGCGCGAGAAGCCGTCGACGGTCGGCGTGCCGCCGAAAATCACCTTGCGGCGGCTGTCCGAGTAGCTCTTGTTCCGCTCTTCGAGCAGCGTGATCGAGTCGCCCTGCTCACGCACGTTCTGGTTCGCGTCGTCCGGTTCCTCGACCGCGACCACGGGCGCGGGCGTCGACTTGACGTCGTCCGGCGCGTTCGACGTGATGAACTTCAGGAAGCCGCGCGGGAACGTCTTGTGATCCCACAGGTTGTTCTTGTCGCGGCTCGCATGGACGGGCAGCTTCGCCGACAGGCGCGGCGTCACCTCGACCATCGGCTCGAACTTCTCCATGTTGAACTTCTTCGCCGACTTCTCTTTCGCGAACATGACGATCATCGGGCACGGGTCGACGTCGATCCGCCGGCCGATGTAGTTCAGCAGCACCCCATCCGTCCATGCGACCTGCGCCGACTTCATGCACACGACCTTTTGCACGGTCGGATCGTCGAGTGCCGCGTGCATGCCGAACACCCACGGCGTGATGTTCGGGTTATAGCGGCCAGGACTCGCCGTCGCCTTCGCGCTCATCCGGCGATGCTTGCGCGCCCAGTCCGTCGTCCCGATCTTCTCCGGCGGACGCAGTAGCTGCACGATTCGCCGAATCACCGCCCGAACCGTCTGGGTCGTATCCAGAAAGCTGTTCAAGACACCCATACATATGCTCGTTCAACCATTCGAGGTCAATTTCAACGTCATACAGCGCGCGCAGCTCCTGGACCAGCTTGTCGGAGAGCGCGAGCAGTTCCGTCTGAAAGGCACCGACCATCTGGCCATATGCCTGCTCAAGCTGCGCGGCGTTGACCAACTGCCCTTTCTTTTCGGCCAGCGTCAGCAGTTTGATTTCGCGATCGACGCGCTCGGTCATTGCGCGTTCGGCGACCAGATCAATGCCCGATTCGCTGGCACGCCCTGCCGCCATTTCGCGCAGGTGCCGGACGTAGGCAATCCGGATCTGGTCGATCGTGGCCGAGCGATAATCGAGCCCGACCTTGTCGACGAACCGCGAAACGGCCGACTGATCGAGATCGAGATGCTCGGCGATTTGCTGTTGCGTTGGCATGAATATGACCCCCCTAGGTCATTCACCAGTAGAGAAAAAGCGCGGGTGCGCACCCCCGCGTGTTGGCTTCCACGGAGGGTCCCCGGAGGATCAAGCCGGCCGCAACCTCGGCGGCGCATCGCCCAAGTGCAAGGGCTTCGCACCGTGACCGACATCGACCCTCCCTGCGCACGTCCAGACCGTGAGCCGTGAGAAAACCGCTCGACATCAACCACTCAATACGGAGACCCGACAGTGGCAACCGCGCTCGCACCGACTCGCGAGAGTGCTTCTGCCACGGCCGTACCATCCACGTTGCCTCCCTCCATGCCGACGACAACGTGGATACCATCATCTTGCCCGCGCACGTGTACGACGCCTCTGATCCAGCGTACCGCCGAGGCCGCCACCGATCCCGCTTGCGCCCGTGCCTCATGCTCGCGAAGTGCATCATCAATCAGATTTGCCGAATCGCCAGTCGCGCTGTTCACATGCTCATTGATGAATCCACTAAACAGCGCCGCGACGTGCTCGCGCAATCCATCGTCAGGTAGTTCACTGCATGCCTGCACGCAAGCGTCACTGAGAATGCCAACGACTTGTTTCTGTATGTCCTTTGCGAAATACGACCGGCTCGTCAGCCCCCCCTTGCCGGACCCGTCCGCCCAGAAAGCCCAGATGAGATCACCTGAACCGTCGCGCACTTCAACTCGCATATCGATTCTCCAATGCAAATAGCTGACTTTTTTAAGTACCCGCGGACATAGCCGCGAGATCGGCGACCCCGCGCTCGGCCGCTCGATCCAGCGCCCACACAATACGGTCCATCGTGTCGTCTAACAGGAAGCCGCGCGCGGTAATGCGCCCAACGCTTCGATCTTCATCCCATGCCGACCAGACCTCGCCCGCCCCACCGTTCGCCGACTCGCTTCGCATTTCAGCGCCCCAATGCAAAAAGCCCCGAGGGCTTTCGCACTCAGGGCTTTGGAATTCATTTCGTAGGGACGAGCGCCCCCACACGACCTAACGGGCTCCACTGTTTGTTCTTATGTCCCGAGAGGTTTGCACGACTAACGCGCGGTGCCAGCGATCATCCAGTGATGCGGTAAAGGATGACCGAAGTTTACGGCATTCACTCTTGAAATGGAAGTCCGTTCATCCTCGCAATTGTCGACTCATTGTGTCGAACGTTGAACCCTTCACGTTGTCGAGGAGCGCGAGCATGTCATGAAAGCGTCGCGACCAGTGACGCCGATACTCATCAAGCGGAATGCCGAGCGCGTGCGCGCGTGCTGCATCGTCGATCGGTCGACGCCCCGACCCCGCACAGTCGGGGCAGATGTACCGCCCGCCTGTCCGCACGACACCGCGACCTTCGCAGCGCATGCACTGATCATTGACCCACTCATCGAGCAAGCGAAGCGCGAAACGCTCAATGATATCCACCTTCGCCCGCTCGACGGAGTGCCCCGCGCGTTGGTCGCGACGCTCATCGCGCTTCAGACCGGTAAACCGCGAGCGCTTGAATCGCCCCGACGTTCGAATCATCTGCGCGAGCAGCAGCGTCGCGTGCCGGATCGATTCCCGCGTCACTTGCTGCCCGGCCTTGATGCGGAACAGCGAGCGACCGAGATCGTTCGCAAAGGCGAGCGCACCCAAAGTAACTTTCGGATCGGCAATCGGGTCGGTGAACTGACCACGCACGCTCATCGCGATTCCCGCCCGCTCCATCAGATCCATCATCGCTTTCTCCTTAACGTCCTAATGTCCCAATGTCCCAAGGGAAAAGGCTTGCAGGGGCGCGCGCGCCTGCGACATGCGCCGCTCACGTCGCGCATGTCGCGCGCCCGCACCCGCACACGAAGCCGTGCTTTGGGACGTTGGGACACGGGACGTCCACGGCGCGCCAAAGCGGGCAACGCGGCGCGCCGCGAACAGCATCGCGGCGCGCCGATCCTGATCAAAGCGGGCTGTCGTCATCGCCTGCCGCGACCGCCTCGAGCGCCGCTTCCGGCTCCTGCTCTTCACGCACGTAGTACCAGCCACGCGAGCCCGTCGACTCACGCTTGCGCACCCATCCGAGGGATTTCAGCGCCTTGCCGATACGGCGCTGTTCCGCAAGCGTCCATTTCGACGTGTCGAGCTTCAGGATGTCCGCGAGGATCGTCTCCATCGTCGTGTGCGACACGTATTCCAGCGCCTTCGCGATCTTGTCCTCGTACACGTCGCCTTCGTACCGCTCGGCCTGCTCGATCTCGAACAGCGGGCGCTCCTGCTCCGTCACGTGCCACACGACGCCCGAGCGGTACAGGTGGACAGCTTCGGCCCACAACTGATCGCGCACGCGCGCGATGCCGTCGATATCGACCAAGCCGCCCACGCGCAACGGCCAGTAACGCCGGTTGCCCGACTCATCCTTGAGGTACGTATCGAAGTTGACGGAACCCGCGAACACGCACTGACGCGGCACGTCCGTCGCGCGCTTGCCGTAGAAGTTCCGGAACCGGTCGACGGCCGTCGCGAAGAAGCTCTTGACCGCCGACGAGTCCGCTTTGTTCAACGAGTCCAGCTCGGCCAGCTCGATCACCCACTTGCCCGCCATCACCGCATAGGTGTCCTTGTTGCCGATCTGGATCGGCGTGTCGGTGAACCATTGTCCGCCGGCCAGCACCTTCAGTGCCGTCGACTTGCGAGCGCCCTGCTTGCCTTCGAGGATCAGCACGTTATCGACCTTGCAGCCGGGCTGCATCACGCGCGCGACGGCCGCGATCATCCACTTCATGAAGGCCAGTTGCACATACTCGCTGTCGGCCACGCGCAGATACGTCGACGGCATCGAGCGCACGCGCGGCACGCCATCCCATTCCAGCCGCCCGAGGTATTCGCGAACATCGTGAAAGTGCGTCGCGTCCGCGACCAGCAGCACCGCGTTCATCACGATATCGGTGCGCACCGAAATACCGTACCGCTGCGACAACCAGAGCACGCAGCGCTGATCGTCCATGTCCGTCCATTCGCCCACGGCGCCCTGCGGGAACGGCGGGGCCTTGCGCTTCATCACACGACCGCCGAAATCGTCCTGCTCGATCACGCCCCGCCACGCCTTGTGATTCGACAGGATCAGGTGCACGTTGCCGAGCGTCGGCAACAGCGTGCCCTTGTCCGACCGCGCGAGATCCCGCTCCCACGTGTGCGCGCCATTCTCAGCCTCGCGTCCATCCCATTCCGCCTGTCCTGCGGCAGCGGACGCCGCGGCCGGCGTCGGTCGTTCGGCATCGACGGCGGCCGTGCGAACGTCTTCGCTTGCTGGCGCGAGGACCGACAGGATCGCCGCCTGCACCTGCCGCGTGACCGCCTCCAACCCTTCCTCGACGTGCAGATCGTTGAAGTCGGTAAGCTTGCGCTCGCCGCGATCGGCGAACGTCGGATAGACGACGCTGACGCCGTCGACCTCGGCGGCCGCTTCGTATGCCCGTTTCAGGCCGGCATTCTCGAAGCGCTTGCGCCGCTGCGGCAGGACGTCGTTACCGTACGTCACCTCGACGTAAGCCACGCCGTTGTTGTCGACGCGGCGATGCGCGGCGACCATGTACCACGTCTTCTTCGCCTCGATCCGGGTCGGCGCGACATCGAACGGCAGCTCGCCCCGGAAGTCGAATTCCTCCGCGAGCCAGTCGCGCATCCGTTGCTCGATCTTCCAGTCGTCGTCCGCGCAGATCAGCACGTGCGTGTTCGGATGTGCGTCGCGCAGATAGCGGGCAGTCGACAGGATCCCCCCCGCATCGAAGCAGACGCAAAGCGCGAACGCTTCGGCCGTCGCCATGCGCACCGAGCGGCCGGTCGCATAGCCCTCGGCGATCATCACGAGTTGATCGTCCGCCTTCACTTCGCCGAGCAGGCAAGCCGCGCCCTTCTTCTCCATGCCTTTGTTGAAGCGTTTCGCGCCTTCCGGCGTGATCTTCTGAAGCCCCACGAGCCGCGCCTCGTCGCCGTACTGATACATGGGCACGAAGATCGTGCCGTCCGAATCGAACCGCACGCCTTCGGCCGTCACCTGCTTGCGTTCCAGATAGGCCGACGCGCCTTGTTCGCTCGCGCGCGCCCATTGGTCGCACGCGCGGTTCGCGGCCATGCGTGCCGCACGCGCCGCGCGTTCCGCTTCCGCCCGCTCGGCGGCCTCTTGGCGGCGACGCGTCTCGGCGAGCGCTTCCTCGCTCAGCGGCGCACCGTTCCACTGGAATCGCTCCGTGCCCGGATCGTCGCCGGAGAAGTGACCGAACGTGCCCGTATAGCCGATCACCGCCCCCTTGCTGACGACCTCGCGCAACTGATACCAGTACTTCTTGCGCGGGCCGTAGCGATGATGCTTGCCATCCGCGACCGGATGGCCGGACGGCAGTTCCGGATGATCGGCGTTGCGGAGCTGCTGAACGATTTGATCGAGCGTCGACATAAGGAATATTCACCTCTTGAAAACAGTCCCTCGCGCGCGCGAATCCGAACGCACGGCGAGGGGAAAGAAATGGGGGAAAGATGCGATGCAGCGAACGCAAAGCAACTTGGGTCGCGTCGCTACAGTGTCTTGAGCAGCGCTTGCAACTGGCGCAGCTTGTCGGCCTCGCGCCCGTTCGCCGCCTGCTGCTCCTCGATCACGAGCGCGGCGGTTTCGATCTCGACGGCGATCTCGCGTATCGATTCCACGGTCGCTGTCAGACGGTTCGCGATGCCCGACAGCAAATCGATCGGCGATGCACTACTGTCGCGCTTGCCCGGCGCTTCACTCACGAGCGCGCGAGTGTCCGGTTCCTCCTCATCGCCCGTATCGGCCGAGGCACACGACGTCGTGAGCCGGACGCGTCGAAATTCGCCACGCGTCACCTCGCGGACGAGCCCGGCATCTCTCAACCGCGCGAGGCAGTTGTCCGCCGTTCGCGAATCGATTTGCGCCTTGGTCGTGGCTTTCACCTGCGCCACGATCTGCTTGGTCGTCCACGATTCTTGAATCGGCACGAACTCGAAGACCTTCTGCGCGACGGACGGCATGCCACGCAGAATGGATTGCTGACGGCCGGGGTTCATGCCTGCCCCCGCCGCTTTGAGACCGTCGAAATACCCTTTTGCATAAACCCTCCTGTATGCGTTGTGATCCTTTTCCACCGCTGCCTCCCGTCCGTCACCGCGCGTCGGATACGTACATGCCAGCCAGTTCAGCCATGCGACGATCGTGCGCCAACTGATGCGAGTAGTTCCGCCAACGCGCCCGCCCAGCGATGTAGGTCTGTTGCCCGGACGGCGAGAGCCGGTAGCGGGATGCTCGGCGACGCAAGCCGCCGCTTGTTTCGCTCGTATTCAATTCGCACCTCCCGTAATCCGTTTGGCACGCAGGCGATGCCATTCGGCTGACATCAATTCATCGAACATCGCGAGATCCGCCGCACTGAGACGGCCCAGGATTTGATTGCGGAACGCGTGGCGCTCGCCCTTCGTCGGCAGTGCCGCGCAGGACAACGCGGCGCGTTCGATGAACAGCGCAACGCGATCGGGGAAAGTCGAGATCAGGGAGACGAACAACCGTCCGGCCTGCTCCGGAGCGACTTCGATCCGGTACGCGAGCGCAGCAATGCCGCATGCGAGCTGATACGGGCGTTCGCAACACAACTGCACCTGCTCGCGCGCAACGCGGCAGCAACCCATGCCGGGCATGAATCGCTGCATGTCAGCGACGCCGGCGGGCAGCAAGGTTACGGGCGGCATGGATCAGCCGCTGGAACAGGCGCTGCCCCTTGCGGCCGGTCGCGATGATCTGCTCGGCTTCGCGATCGTCGATGCGCTGATCTTCGAGCGCGCGCGTCACGTCGTCGGCGACCTTCCCCACGTGCGCCTGCAAGTGGAGCGTCGTCGTCACGAGATGCATCGTTCCCGGTTCGTGGCCGTCGACCGCGTGGTGATCGTCGACGCGCTCCGCGACAAGCCCGAAACGAGCGTTGAGCGCATGCAATGCATCGAGCGCGTGCGCCTCGGCTTCGCTCTTCTCCTGCATCCACTCGATCAGCAACTCGAACATCTCCATCGAGAGGCGGCTATCGCCGACGCCGCGCAGGCGCAGACGAAGCGACTCCGGCGTGATGCCTTTGCCTCGGCGGTTCGTCAGGTGATTGGCGGCGTCGGCTACGCCGCCGGGCGTGTTGCGCACGGACGTATAGAGCACGTCCAGCCATTCGGTGCTGTCGTATCTGCAGGTCATTGAACTATTGGTGGTCGGTCGCTTTCAACTTTTGCTGCTCGAGGGGGAGGCGTACGATTCGCTCTGTCCCGCGAGGGGCCTATCGGCTCACTCGGCGGCGGAACTGTAGGAACGCTGTCCAGCGCACCGCTTTCCAAGGCAGTCGAGAAGCGCCTGAACGGTCGAGACGCGAGGGTCGGAGACGACCCGTCCACCAATTTTCGCGAGGGTTTGATACGGCACGCCGCTTTGCTTCGCAATTGCCGGCCAATCGCCCTTTGCCGCGTCGAGATGCCGCAGCACGGCAGTAAGAATCGGCTCGCTTCCGGTCTCCATAACGCCCCCCCAATCACAATGGCCAGCCGCGAGTTTATCCATTTAAGGAATTTCATTCAACTGACGCGCAAGGCAAACCATCCGCCAATGGGTATCCAAATTCGGCAAGATGTCGGCATGAAAACGCCGCCCACGAAGTCATCGCTTCGGATGATCTTGGCCCGCAAGCTGCGGTGGTACATGGATCACTACCCGCACGTGGACAAGCAAGAAAAGGTCGCCAAGCGCGCCGGAATTTCCCAAAGCTCGGTCAATCGAGTCCTGTCCGGGAAGGTAGACACGCAGATGCGCGTGGTGGAATCTCTCGCTAACGCGATCGGCATATCCCCTACCGATCTGCTGATCGACGACGCGAACGATGCATCGGTAATTCACTACGATCGCGTCCGCTACGCCCAACTCCCGGAGACGGAGAAGAAGGCAATCGAGCGATATATCGAGTTTGTTCTGAGTCAGACCACCGCCACAACCACCGAGGAAGACGGGTCGACGACCATCGAAGAAGTTATTCCGGCCACGCCGGGATCGAAGAGGCGCGCGTCAGCCGCCGCTCAACGCCCATTATCGAACGAATTGTTGAGCGATGAACAAAACCACAAAACCCGCATCCGAGGGACCAAAACGCGAAACCGATAACGTCTACGAACTGCCCACGATACGAAGACGAACTCGGCAGGCTGCCATCCGCGCGTTTCTGCACGATTTGGTAGCGCGCCACGATCGATCGCCCGCAGTGGCCGCCGCTGCCGTGCTTCTACGCGAGGACGGCACAATCGCCATCTCCGCCAAAGGCGTAGACGCCGATACCGCAGAAGACGTTTTGGCCGGCGCACATCAATTGGCTGAGCGCATCGAATACGCGCGGAATCAGCGTTCACACCGGCTCGCCCGCCAACGCGGAACCGCCAGCATCCTCGCAACCGCGACGATCGGAATTGCAGCCGCAGCATACCTAAACACCTCAGCGTGGCTTGATGCGGCGCTAGTCCTTACCTGCCACGCCGCAACCCTGCTGCTGACCCCACGAAACTCCCGATAACGCGCCCCCGCCTAACCCGGCGGGGATTATTCTGGGAGCATTTATCCATTTATGGATTGACAGGGCATTTTCCATTAATGGATACTCCGGCTGTCGCGTCACATGACGCTCAACCGGAGATTTACCCCATGAAGCCGACCGATCTTCACGCTGAGGCCCGCCGGAACTGGCTCCGCGACGAGCAAGCCCCGCGCGTTACGCCCTCCGAACCCGCACGCCAAAGCAACTTGGAAAAGTCATTGCTGTTCAAGTGCGTCTTTGCCGCCGCCACCCTGATCATCGCGGCGAACGTGCTGGATAACGGCCCCGTCGCCGACAAGCCCGCCACCTTTCACGCCAACGTCTGACGCTCACGCGCCGAGGACGGCTTGCGCGCTCGGCGTAAAGGAGATGAAGCCATGCACAGAATCAACGCTGCACAGCACGCGGGCATCCCGCGCCGGGACACGCTGTCACCCCGGACCGTCGCCCGTTACGAACGCGATCGCCAGCTTCCGACGTCGCCGACCCTCGTCGGCAAGCATGTCGTCATGCGCCGGCCACTCGTGGACGGCGTCTATATCGAGTACCTGATCATGGACGGCAACACCGTTGCCGCGAAGCAGATCTCGATTCCAGACGAACCCACGTGTGCGGACGCGATCAAGCGCCTTCGCGCCGCGACACACGCCGAGCCGGAAAAGCACTCCCGCCCGCAGAAGCCGCGCGCGTTCAGGATCAGGGAGGCATCGTGATCGACAACGCCCTCCCGAACGCGGCTTCGCGCCGACTCAATCCATACGTCGACCTCACGCCCGCTCAACGGGCCGACTTGACGGCTCGAATTCTGACCGTGTTCAGGCACGCCACGCACGCGATGACGTCCGACGAGGTGTGCACGACCCATTTCGCCGACATGCCGGGCGCGGCTGCGCAATGCATCGACAAGCTCGCGCGGGGCGGATGGCTGCGCCGCCAACCTCGCCCGCACGACCTGCGTTTCCTGTACTGGCTGACGGGATCGGACGCGGCCCCGCCGCTGTCGGTGCCCTGCAAGCAGGCGGACGGCACCTATTCGAACGATGCCGGCAGCGCACTCGCGCCTCGACATGCGTCGCGATCCGCCGTGCCCGCCGGATCCGCGCACACGCGCCCCGAACTCCACACGATCGTCACGCGAAACGCGGAACGTCACGTCGCCGTCTCGTTCCCGCATCTCCGCTCGCTTGAGATTTCCGTCGACTCGCTGCTTGGGTCGGATACCCGCACATTGCGATTCCTGCGCCTGTTCCGCCAGAGCATCGACCTCGAAGTGTCGCGACTCGAACTGATGATCCAGAACCGGAGGACCGCGTGAAGCGCATGACGACCTACAAGCATCCGACGTCGTATAACGAGATCGTCGCTCACGCGAATGCCATTCATGCGCGTCGTCTCGCTCAACTCAAGAAGGCCGAGAAGCACATCCGAGCGATCGAGCGCGACCTTGCGTTGGTCGCTGAAACCGGCGTTTACATTGCCGTTGACGGCTACTCGATGTACCTCGAAGACTGCCGCGCACCCGACGAATACCGCTACAGCGGCCGGGCAAAATGGGCGCTCCGAGTTCGCGCGGGGATTTTCAACGCGACGGCCGATCGCGCCATCCGCGCGTTTCTCGCGCTCGGCTGGATCGTCGAGCGCATTGATATCGCTCCGAATTGCTCGAATCTCCTGCTTCGGCGACCGAAAACGCAGTCGCGCCTGATCCTCGACTGCTCAATGGAACTCGCTCACAGTCTCCGACCGCAGGAGTCCGAGTAATGGACGCCCGCACCCAACCGCTCGCGCTCGTCGAGCCGATCGTCACCGGCAATGCGAAGGCCGCCGCTGCGGCGGCGGGCGCGACGTCGGCGGATCTCTGGATGGTGCCGTACGAACAGCTCCACTACGATCCACGCGACAACGTGCGCCCCGTCGATCAACAGTGGGTGTCGCACCTCACCGCGCTGATGATCGCCAACGGCTACGACAAGAGTCAGCCGCTCCATTGCTACGTCCGGAAAGTCGACGGAAAGGACCTGATCTACGTCTACAAGGGGCAACACCGCTACCTCTCCGCTGGCAACGCAATCCGTGCGGGAAAGGACCTCGGCAAGATCCCGGTCGTCGTGCGCGATGCGAAGACGGTTGAACGCGCCGAGATGGTAATCGACGGCTACCTTAGCAACGAAAGCAAGCGCGCGTCTCCGCTCGACCTCGCGACGGTCGTCGCGGAACTGCGCGACGTACATGGCCTCGACACGAAAACGATCTGCAAGCGCCTGAACGTTACGGACCAAACCATTCGCGACGTCGGCCTGCTCGAGCAGGCACCTGCGGAGATTCATCAGTTCGTCCGCGACGGCTCCATCTCCGGCACGCTCGTGATCGAGCAGATACGACGGCACGGCGCGGAACGGACGCTGGAGCGGATCGTCTCGAGCCTGTCGAAAGCGAAAGACGCGGGCAAGACGAAGGTCACGAAAAAGCATCTCCACACGGCGTCGCCCAAGAGCGTCGCGGCAATGGCCGCCGCCGAGCCTCAACGGAAGATTGGCGAGCAACATGCAAAGCAACTTTTGCAAGCGCTGCAAAGCGTGTTGCACGATCCGGGCTTCGGCAAGTTGTCGCCGGGCACGATCGCAGGCGTACATCGCGCGTTGACGGGCTTCGAAGACCTGCTCGATGCCGTGCCGACGCGTCGGCCGAAATATCCGATCGCCAAGGCAAACGAGCATGGCGTGTATGAGCCATCGGAAATCCTGTCCGCGCCCATCTCGAAGCGCACCGGGCGCGCGTCCGTCGAGATTCGGCTCGCGCAGATCGCAGAGGGCGATTGGGAGTTCGGTTTCTCGTACGCCTTCAACAGCGCGGGCGGATCGTCGCCATGCAAGCGCATCGACGGCGAATCCCCCGGCCGGTACAGGACGCGCGTCGAAGCGATCCGGGCTGCGGTTCAGGTGCTCACCCGCACCCTCGAAAGCACTAGCGCTTCGAAGGCGAAGGAAATGGCAGGCGTTCGGCGGTGGCTCGACAAGCTGTTCACGATGCCCGACCCCGACTGGACGCCCGAAATGGCGCGGGAGGCAGCCCAATGACCCCGCGCCCGGCCCTTTCTACCCCACGTCCGCTGCCGCGAAAGCGGGAACGCGCGAACAAGCGCCCGGCTATCACACTGGCGAGCGTCGACGGCAACGCGGTTTCAAAGCGTGTGCGCGGGCTCGCGCCCGCAAAGGCAATCCAGAAGAACGACACGCCGCGTGCGCGGCGAAAAGCAATCCAGAGAAACGAAGCCCCTGCGGATGCCCGCAGAGGCATGCACGCACGCCTCGACGCGCTTTGCATCGAGATCCGCGCCCTTGTGAGCGACGTCTCGCACTCGGCCGACATCGTGCTGCTCGACCTGATGGCCGACGATGCCGGCAGCTACTCACGGCACAGAGCGGCGCAGGACGCCCGCACGTGGGCCGCAGCCGCCGGCGTCACGCTCGAAACGGGTTTGATGCAGCTCGGCCGGGCGATACCACACGAACAGAATTGAGGATGACCATGAACGACGAACAGAACACCGCACCGAACTGGTTGCAGGAAGGCGATCTGCTCTATCGCCTCACGATCGACACGCATCGGCAAAACCATGACGAGATCTATGTCACGCTGGCTGAAGGATCGCGCGACATACGCGCGCGAGCGGCGCGCGCGGCCGAGCTTCGAGAAGCTCTGAAGGGACTCGGATCCAATGGGCTCCCCGATGGCACCTCGGCCGAAGCGCTCACGAAGCTCAGAAGGCTCATTGCGGCCGATGGATATGCTGTCTCGTTTCAGACGATGCAGCAGTATCGATGCGCGCTGCTACGGGAGATCGACGACACGAGCCCCGTTCGCTCGGCCCCGACCGCGATGACGCAAGAACAGTACGCGGCGATCGAGTTTGCGCTTGGCGCATGCGCCGGACATCCGGCCGGCGAACAGCATGTGGCAGCACTCGAATCACTGCTCTCAGGGGGAGGCAACCACGCATGACCGTCGCGATGAAGCCCATATATCTCGACATTGCATCGGTATCGGCAGCGGTCTCCCTGTCGCCCGCGGTCATCCACAAACTCGTCCGCCAAGAGGAGTTTCCGAGGCCGCGCGCCCTGTCCGGGCGACGCGTCGGCTGGCTCACGCGAGAAGTGGAAGAATGGGCAGAAGCTCGAACGCCGTCCGAGTTCCTCCCGCCGCCTAACTGCGGGACCGGCCGGAGGAAGGCGACGATTGATGCGACCGGGTAG